CCCAGCAGCACGTAAAAGTTTTCGTGCTCGACATAGATGCGATACAGCAAAAGATAAATTTACTGCAAGATACTGGTCCTGCAAAGCATGGTAGCCAAAGTATCAACTATCAAACGCAAGATACGTACAGGAGAAAAGATGGGTTTTTCTGAACGTGCTCGTGCAGTCAACAAAGGTTTACTACCCAGTAAAGCGAAGAAAAAAAATAATGCCTCTAAAAAAAGGAAAAAGTAATAAAGCTATAAGCTCTAATATACGTATGTTACGTAAAGAGGGTAAGCCACAAAAACAAGCTGTGGCGATAGCTTTAACTACTGCAGGTAAAAGTAAAAATGGCAAAACAAAAAGACCCAAAAGTAGGAACAGGTAAAAAACCAAAAGGGTCTGGACGCAGACTATATACGGACGAGAATCCTAAAGATACGGTATCAATTAAGTTTGCTACTATGGCTGACGCTAGAGCTACAGTAGCTAAAGTAAAACGCATCAAGAAACCCTACGCAAGAAAGATTCAGATATTGACAGTAGCTGAACAACGTGCTAAAGTTATGGGGAAGACAGCTATAGCTAACGTCTTCAAACAAGCTAAAGCAGACTTGCGAAGGAAACACAAAAAAGATGGCGTATCTACAAAGTAATGTACCCTACTTCAAAGCGTGGGTAAGAAGAGAATACACAAAGAATATGCAGGAATATCATGGCGAGTTCTTGCATTGTATGGTTGTAGCAGTTACGACTATGCCTAACAGGACACTAAGCTTTCAAGTAATATTTACTGGCTATGAGTCCGATGACGAAGAAGATAGCCCTAATGTGCACGGTGGAGCAATGTGGGCTAGGATGCCGCTAACTGCGCTCGTTGCAGATACCCCTTTAGAGGAGTGGCCCCAAGAACTTCCACCTTACTTAGCGCAACCGTGGGATTGTATGTCACACACCCACTCCGTTTATGTAATAGACAGAGCAACTCCTGCTCCGTGGATAGCTAAGATAGACAATGAGTTTTATCCTGCAAAGTACTACTTTACTGTGGATTACACAAGCAGTGAGGTAGCAGATGACCCAGCGCAGCACAAACAATCACACGTGTTGGAGTTGTTAGACGCAGGTGAGTATACTGGCAACATGGTTGCGTTGCCTAATAATAGAGTGAGGGTAACTCACCCTGCATGGTTTGAAGCTGGAGAAGGTGCACCTGACTTTAAACCTAACCAAAATATATTTCACTCTAAGCAAGACGTAGAGTACGTTTGGGATACGCAACGAGTGTTTAACAATCTATACAGTGAGGACTGACTATGAGAAAGATGAAAAAGAAAGGTATGGCTAGAGGCGGCAAAATGAAAAAAGGTTACGCCAAAGGTGGTAAAATGGCTATGAAGAAAAAAGGCATGGCTAAAGGTGGTAAAATGAAGAAGATGGCTAATGGCGGTAAAGTCAAAGCTATGAAGAAAAAAGGTATGGCTAACGGTGGTAAAGTTAAAACCATGAAGAAAAAAGGTATGGCTAACGGTGGTAAAGTGTCAGGCATGACTTTAGCTAGCCTTCGTTCAGCAGCAAAAGCCAAAGGTTATAAACTTATGAAAGGGTAACGTTATGAGAACTAAAGACACTAACGTTATAAATCCTATACAACCTATGTATAATCCTACACAAGCAGATCAAGAAAGACAGCGTAGTATGATGATGGGTCAACAACAACGTAAACCTAAAGATAAACCAAAGACTATGGGTATGTCTAAAGGTGGTCAACTAAAAGATGTACCAGCAGGAAACAAAGGCTTAAGCAAACTTCCTACAGAGGTACGAAACAAAATGGGCTTCAAGAACAGAGGCGGCATGATTAACAACGGAAAAACAGACTACAGAAAGTCTGGTATGTTTTATAAAGGAGACAAATAATGTCAGCAACGGCAACAAGGCAAGAGGGTATCGAAGTATACGAAACGCCAATTACCCTCACTACTATCAAGGCAGCAGTAACAAGTATTACTGATTCAACTAAAACAGTAACAGCAGCAGAGTCAGGAACTATCTTTACTCTTAACAGAGCAGGTGGTATCACTGTAACCCTACCTGCAGCAACAGCAGGATTAACATATGAGTTCCATGTAGGAACAACGTTTACAGGAACAATGCAAATTGATGCAGCGTCAAGTTCAGATACCTTACAAGGTATGATCACTATGATTGACAAAGATGAAGTCGGTGGTTTAGCTGCACTAAACGAAAACATTGACACTCTAGCGTTTGCTTGTCCTGCAGCAGCAGATCACCAGCTTGTAGCTGACGGTGATACTAAAGGACGCTTTATTGGTGGTATGATTAAGTACACATGTATCACTGATTCTAAGTGGGTGGTAACAGGTCATCTATTTGGTGATGGTACTGCAGCAACTCCGTTTACATAAGTTTGTATTTAACATAACGGTTATGCAATAATGTCTATTTAATCTTGTCCACATATATGTAAAACTATCCTTAGTAAACAACTAATGTAAGAAAGGATAGTTTATGTGGGCAAGATTAATAACAGACTAACAACTAAAAGACATAGGTATTACTCGTGGCAAAATCAGCAAAAAAATCAACCGTTAACAAGGCAGGTAATTATACTAAGCCTACTATGCGTAAGCGTTTGTTTTCTTCCATTAAAGCTGGCAGCAAAGGTGGAAAACCTGGACAGTGGAGCGCCAGGAAAGCACAGATGCTTGCAAAACAATACAAAGCAAAAGGTGGAGGGTACAGATGAATATAATTAAATGGTTGTGGAGATACTTTAAAAGAATCGGATGTGCAATTTTAAATAAAAACTGTGGACCTGATTGCAATTGCAAGGCTTGATATGGCACTTAAAAAGTCTCAAAGAAGTTTAAAATCATGGACAAAACAAAAGTGGCGTACTAAAAGTGGGAAGCCTAGTGCTAAAACTGGTGAGCGTTATTTACCTAGTGCGGCTATTAAGTCTCTTAGCCCTGCTGAGTATGCCGCTACAACCAGAGCAAAGCGAAAAGGCACTAAGGCAGGTAAGCAGCATGTGGCTCAACCTAAGAAGATCGCAAAAAAAACCAGAGCCTACAGGAAAGTAAAATGACACGAGCTTTAAATGAGAAACAAACTAAGTTCCTAGAAGTTCTATTTGAGGAGGCTGGTGGGGATGCTGTTACAGCTAAGAAGTTAGCAGGTTATAGTGACAACACTCCCACTACATCTATAGTGGAGGCATTGAAGGATGAGATATTTGACGCTACTAAAACGTACATGTCAAGGATTGGACCCAAAGCTGCAGTCGCTTATGGTAGGGCTTTGGACGATCCTACCCAGTTAGGTATAAAAGAAACATTGATGGCTGCAGGTCAAATACTTGACCGTGCAGGTGTAGTTAAAACAGAGAAAGTATCAGTAGAGTCTACAGGAGGTTTGTTTATCTTGCCACCTAAAGAGGATACCAATGCAGAATCTGACGAGTGAAAGACCCCTACAGTATGAATATTGGACACTACCTAAAGTTCCATTTAAAGTAAAGCTGTGGCAGAGGATTCCGAAGGTAAGTAAAAATATACCTTTTGGATACGAGGTAGACCCAGAGGATGAGGATTGGCTAAACCCTATCCCAGAACAGTTAGAACTACTAGAGCTTGCTAAGAAACACGTAAAGCAATATAGTTTAAGACAAGTGGCTGCGTGGCTAACAACACAGTCAGGTAGAAGCATAACACACGATGGGTTAAAGAAAAGATTAGATGTCGAGAGAAAGCGAAAGAGGATTACTGCAATTAAACGCCAGTATGCCAAAAGGCTCGAAAAAACGCTCCGTCAAATTGAGATCCTCGAAAAAGAAAGACCTGGCTCCTACACCTACGAAGAAGACTGAAGTTAAACCAGCGCAAGTAAAGCCACCTGAGTATGATGTAGAGTATGCACAGAGTGTTGTGTTCAAACCTAATCCTGGTCCACAAACACAGTATCTAGCATCCTCTGAACGTGAAGTATTATACGGTGGTGCAGCAGGAGGCGGTAAAAGCTACGCAACACTAGCTGATCCATTACGAAACTTAAACAGTCAAGACTTTAGTGGACTACTAGTACGACACACAACAGAAGAACTTAGGGAGCTTATACAGAAAAGCCAAGAGCTATACCCTAAAGCAATACCTAATATAAAGTGGTCTGAGCGTAAGTCGCAATGGACTACACCAAGAGGCGGCACACTTTGGATGTCGTACTTGGACAGAGATACAGACGTAATGCGCTATCAAGGTCAGGCGTTTAATTACGTAGCATTTGACGAGTTAACACAGTGGAACAGTCCTTACTCTTGGAACTACATGCGATCAAGACTACGTAGTTCAAACAAAGATTTAGGTCTGTACATGAGAGCAACTACAAACCCAGGTGGCCCTGGTCACTCTTGGGTTAAGAAGATGTTCATTGACCCAGCAAAGCCTAACACGCCATTCTGGGCAACGGACATAGAGACTAGTGAGGTTCTGAAGTTTCCACAAGGGCATAGCAAAGCTGGTCAACCCCTATTTAAAAGAAGGTTCATACCTGCTAGTCTCTTTGATAATCCTTATTTAGCTGAGAGTGGTGACTACGAAGCCATGCTTCTATCACTCCCAGAACATCAAAGAAAACAGTTACTAGAAGGGAACTGGGATGTAAACGAGGGAGCAGCGTTTCCTGAGTTTAATAGAAAGATACATGTAGTCGAGCCTTACGACATACCTAAAAGCTGGACAAGGTTTAGGGCATGTGACTACGGCTACGGAAGTTACACAGGAGTTGTTTGGTTGGCAGTAAGTCCAAGTGAACAGCTAGTAGTATACAGAGAGTTATACTGTTCAAGAGTTACGGCAACAGATTTAGCGGATATGATATTAGATGCAGAACAAGATGACAATATCAGGTACGGTGTGTTGGACAGCTCCCTGTGGCATAAACGTGGAGACACTGGCCCTTCTTTGGCTGAACAGATGAATCAGAAAGGCTTGCGTTGGAGGCCATCTGATAGATCTAAAGGTTCAAGGGTGGCAGGTAAAAATGAGCTTCACCGCCGTTTGCAAGTAGACGAGTTTACTGAGGAGCCAAGACTAGTCTTCTTCTCTACTTGCAACAACATGATAGCACAACTTCCAGGGATACCTTTAGATAAAAAGAACCCAGAGGATGTAGATACAAATGCAGAAGACCACTTGTATGATGCTTTACGTTATGGTATAATGACAAGGCCACGTAGTTCTTTATGGGATTACAACCCCATGTCTCACAGAACAGGCTTTCAAGCTGCAGATAAAACCTTTGGATATTAACAATGAAAACATTTGTAGTTGTAATAAGTATATGGGGTCATACAGGACAAGAGTGGGTTTACACTGGTAATCAATATATAATGCAAGAAACGTTTACACAAGAACAGTGTAATATAATAGTTGATAATGCTAACTGGCAAAAGTATGAAGAAAATCAATATTACGGACTACAGTTTGACTGTTTTGAAAAGGATGACCGATAATGGCTACAACAGATAACGAACAAGGTGAACTATTTGAAACAGATGAAGTGTCTGTAATCCAAGAAACAGATGACCTAGATGCACAAGGTGTGGTTGCTTTTGTTACTTCAAAGTTTAATAGAGCAGAGGATGCTAGGTTTGCAGATGAAAATAGGTGGCTACGTGCCTACAGAAACTACCGTGGCTTATACAATACAGACGTACAGTTTACTGAAACTGAAAAGTCTCGCGTATTTATCAAGGTTACTAAAACTAAAACACTAGCTGCGTATGGGCAGATTGTTGATGTTTTGTTTGGTAGCTCTCGTTTCCCCCTTACAGTTAATCCTACAACACTACCTGAAGGTGTAGCTGAGTCTATGCACATCAGCATCAACCCACAGACTGAACAAGCACAAGATCAGTTAGAAGATGCCTTTGGTAAAAAACCCCCAGTTACATTGTTGTTTGATCCTGATAATAAACTGAAACCTGGCGAAACCATGTATGACCGCATGAAGCGTATGGGTCCAATAGAGGATACGCTAGAGTATGCTTCCGATAAAATAATAGAGGGTCCAGGCACTACACAGGACACAGTTACATTTCATCCTGCTATGATTGCAGCTAAGAAGATGGAAAAGAAAATACATGATCAGTTAGAAGAAAGTGGCGCTAATAAACAACTGCGCCACACTTCTTTTGAGATGGCGTTGTTCGGCACAGGGATTATGAAAGGTCCGTTTGCGATAGACAAAGAGTACGCTAACTGGAACGAAGATGGTGAGTATGACCCAACAGTAAAGACTGTACCATCTACAAGCCATGTATCTATCTGGAACTTTTACCCAGACCCAGATGCGTACAACATGGATGAAGCAGAGTATGTAGTGGAACGTCACCGCATGACACGCTCTCAAATGCGTGGCCTAAAGTCTAGACCTTTCTTTAGAGAGGAGTCTATCAATGAAGCCATAGATATGGGTGAGTCCTACGAAAAGAAATACTGGGAACAAGATATGGAGGACGATGCACAGTACAGCAGCGCTCCATACAGATACGAAGTTCTAGAGTTTTGGGGATACGTAGATACATCTATACTAGAAGATCATGGTGTAGTGATACCAAAAGATTTAAAAGACTCAGAACAACTAAGTGTAAATGCTTGGATATGTAACAGTAAAGTATTGCGTTTAGTTCTTAATCCATTTAAACCAGCACGTATACCTTACTATGCTGTGCCATATGAACTAAACCCATACTCCTTCTTTGGCGTAGGTATTGCAGAAAACATGGACGATACGCAAACTTTAATGAACGGTTTTATGCGTATGGCTATTGACAACGCTGCATTAAGCGGTAATCTTATTATAGAGGTAGATGAAACCAACCTAGTACCAGGTCAAGACCTCTCTGTGTATCCTGGCAAGGTCTTTCGCAGACAAGGCGGTGCTCCAGGTCAAGGCATATTTGGCACTAAGTTTCCAAACGTTGCTGCAGAGAATATGCAGCTATTTGATAAAGCAAGGGTATTAGCAGATGAATCAACAGGCTTTCCATCTTTTGCACACGGTCAAACAGGCATACAGGGTGTGGGGCGTACTGCCTCTGGTATTTCTATGCTCATGTCTGCTGCCAACGGTAGTATACGGAACGTAGTTAAGAACGTAGATGATTATCTTATTGCTCCAATGGGTAGGGCGTTCTTTGCATTTAATATGCAGTTTGACTACGATGAAGGTATCAAAGGTGATCTAGAAGTAAAAGCTCAAGGCACAGAAAGTCTTATGGCTAACGAAGTAAGATCTCAGCGTCTAATGCAGTTCTTGGGTGTAGCTTCTAATCCTATGCTACAACCTTTTGTAAAATCAGATTACATCATACGAGAGATAGCTAAGAGTATGGACTTAGATCCAGACAAAGTAACTAACTCTCTTGGTGATGCAGCTATACAAGCTGAGATACTCAAGAAGTTTGCTACACCACCAGAACCACCTGAAGGTGTCGCACCACCCCCATCACCTGAAGCTCAAGCTGCTCCAACAACTCCTGCAGGTACAGGGGTAGCAGATACTACAGGTGCAGGTGGTGGAACTATAGGCACAGGTACAGCACCAGTTCCAGGTGAGCAAGGATTCACAGGAACATGAAGATAAAAAAGTTAGTAAATGATAAACCTCTTTGGGATTCATTTATTGAAATACTTAATGAAAAAATAGAAGTAGCACAGCGTAAACTAGAACAGGAAACATCTATAGAGGGTGTGTATCGTGCTCAAGGTGAGATAGCTGCTCTAAGAAGATTGACATTTTTAAGGGATGAAATAAATGGCAGAGACTGACGCACCAATGTTTCAATCTACACGTTCTATGAAACGTGAGATGGATGAGATACTTAGTGAGAAACAAGATCCTGTAAGTGGTAACACTGCACCAATAGGTGCAACACCAGCAGAAGTTCGTGACGATATACCTATCATGGCAAGCCCCAACGAGTTTATGATAGATGCTGCTACTAGACGTTACTACGGCACACCTTTTTTTGAGAACCTACAAGCTGCAGCTAAACAAGGATTTAAACGTATCAAAGCAGGTGAAGAGTCTTTCTTCAGAGATGATGAGCTAGAAGTAGAGCAAGAGGCTCAAAAGATGAACGAGGGTGGTGAGGTAGACACCATAGAAGATAGAGAAATACCTGCACCTATGGGCGGTGGATACTTTGGTGCTGGTGGCACAGGTTCAATCTTTACTGGCTTTGAGTTTAAAATATACGTTGATCCCACTACAGGCAGAGAGATACAAATAGTATTTTTTAATGGAAGACCTCTTAGCCCCATACCAGATGGGTTTGTATTAAAAGCAGACACACCAGTAGAAGCCCAAGAACAAAAACGTATTGCAGATGATGACCCTACACCTGATCCTAGAGATGAATTTAAAACTTGGAAAAACAAA